GCAATGTTCAATTATTACCTCTGGCATATATTTAATGCTGCCCAAATCCTGGCCTAGTTTTAGCCAGAAATTATCCAGGTATAGATGGCGCAAATTATCAGGAACCATCCCGCCAAGATGTTTAACTATCTCAGCCGACATCGCTACCGCAGTTGGCAGCGCTGAGCCTTGGAATAAATCATTGCCATAAACAATATCTGAGCCTGAATAAAGTTCCTCAACAAATAACTTATCCCAGTTGGCAGTTCTTGGGCGGTGATCATCTCCCATAAATGCAAAGTTATCAAACTCGCCAGTAAATTGGCGGGCTATGTAATTTAATGGGTAAGCCATCCCACCAGTTTCATTATGAACCATAATTACAGATTCAACTGGTAGTTTGTGCGTATATTCTTTTCTGGTTTCATCGGTAAAATCTACAATATAAAATCTTTTAGCCGTTGTATTTGTATCTACAAAAGCCTGCTCTAGCGCAACGGCATTATCAGGCCGCCCGCGAGTAGGGATTAAAACTATTAAATCACTCTCCACCATTTGCCAACTCCCCCGCTATTGCAAAGTAAGCAGCGCCATCAATGTAATTATCAGCCTTATAGGTTTCCATTGATCTTGCCACCTTGATTAGTGCGCAAATCATAGCGCTTTGTTCAGGTGTTACTTCGCGCTCAAGATAGGCAGATAGAAACTTGCTAATACGATCAAAGTTAATAGCAGGCGTTCCATAATCATTTTGCCTGTTGGTGTAGGTGAGTGCCTTAGCCTCATCTAAAATTTTCCCCCGATTCATAAGTTACTTTGAACCTATGCCGTATTCTTTTTCAGCCTTATCAGCCCATTTAGCCAACGGCGCGGCTAACGCTCCAATTAGAATTGCCTGTTCTGGAGCAAGGTCAGCAGCCAGGGCTAATCCCATTGTTATTGCTGATGCGATTACTGCTCTTAGGTAAGACTTAAATGCAGCCTTACTCTTTGGGTCTTTTAACTTAGCGATTAACTTATCCATTTTTATCCTTTAAGGGCGAACTACACCCATTATCAGGGAGTAGGAGCGTTTTCTTAAAAACACACCATCTCCATTTGATTGGCTTCCTACATTACCACTTGAGGTATTACCCTCAATAACTTGAAGGTATTTTAACGCAGTGTTGTTAAATTTAACGATTCCGACATGATCAGGCTGCGCATCAGCATCAAATTGGAAAAATACAATATCCCCAGCCTGGGCTTGACCTATTGGAATTACTTTATTTTTCTTACTAAACCATTTTAGGCCAGCATCGCAAGAGGCAAAACCCTTCTTACTTTGTGCTGCAATATTAGATATTAAACCAGCCTCATTAAAACACCAGGAAACAAAGGTAGCGCACCAGGGTTGGTTATTTGCGCCGTACCATTTGCCAAAAATTGTTTCGTTATTAGAACCTTCTTTGTAGCCAATTTGCGCTTTGGCTATCTCAATTACTTTACTCATTTTTCCCCTATTATCTCTTAATTAACAATCTGTAAATTTCATCAACCCTGGCTTCTAGCCGTTCAACTTGCTGGTTAATTTCATTAATTTTATCTTTTACGCTGCTGCCCCCATTGGGTTTAAGTTCAGAAAGATAACTTTTAACTAAAAATCTTACCCCTGTTACTAAAAATCCAATTAAGGTTCCAACTGCAACACAGATTGCGGCCCATTCGTTAGCGGTCATTTCGTAACAACTAACACGCTCATTGTCGCAGTACCTGCTGAAGTAATGCCATAAATAGGAGATTCGTGATTATGAATTGTTAATTTATCACCATTATCCATTCTGTATCCAGTTGATGAGGTTACATTACTATCACCTAAATAAATTATGCCTGATGATGAATGTAAATAAACTCCTTCAGCAACTGCATCTCCTGAAACTAATAATGTTGCAGCGGTAGTAACGCTAGTTTGGCTAGAACTAATTGGCATTTCTCTCCTTTAAATAAGCCCCGAATCCTCAATAGCATCAACGGCTTCATCAATGCTTTTTGTTATATCTGGGAAATCAAATAGCAGCATAATTTACAACAGGTTCACTAAAGATCGGGTTCTACCGCTAGCGAGTTGCGTATAAACTTGAGTTGTTGCAACCGATGAGTGCCTCATCAAATCTCTAACGGCTAATAAATCACCATTTGATCGCTCAAGCATATTTGTTGCAAAGTAATGGCGGCAGGCGTGAAAGGTTTTCTTAGGAATGCCTAAGCGCTTCATTTCCTCAGAACACATTTTAGTTAATTTATTAGGGGTAACTGCCCAAATTTTTCCTGATGTTTCGTGCTTTAAAATTGTTTGCGCCACAATATCGGCTACTGGTACAGATAAATCAGTGCCACCTTTACCAGCAACTCTGAGAATGTGTCCATCATCAACTTTTTCTAAATCAACCCCACGAAGGTTTGCAACTTCCATCGCTCGAAGTCCAGCCTTGCAGCCGATAATAAACCAATCTCTCATTGGTAGATCAGCCCTACTCATAACTAGTTCAGCCTCACCTGGCGTTAGCGGGTGCGGTAATCCTCGCCCCTTGCGAACTGCTGGCAGATCAAGATCAGCCATATTATCTATCACGCCCATTTTGCGCAGAGCCTTAAAGATGCTGCGAACTCTTGCTGCGTAGGTTCCTTTAGTGGAGGCTGCTTTCACGGTCATAACTAGCCGTTGCAAATCCTCAGTAGTTGCCACCTGTGGATGGATACCCAGGCGAAGTAGTAAGTTGAAATCGTTACGAAATAAAGCATCAGAGAAGCCCTGAGTTTCGTATCTATTCTTGAGTTTTTCCTTGATTATTTCTAGCGGTATTTGTTCCATAGTAAAATTGATCCTAGTCCTAGCGATTGTGCTTTGTCTAGGCATAATCCCCATTTACGCTAGAATAATCACCTATTTGCACAATCCTCTGAGATTGTTCTTGAATTAGGTTTGTAGCGGATAGTGCAGAGGCCACTGGATTAAAATGGGCTACACCTGCAAGTGGTGGCGGTATGACTTTATTAGACACAGTTTCACTTAGTGGTGCATCAACTTTATCAAATACTTTTAGTTCATCATATAAACAACTTTTTGTTTATGTTGCTGGATGCTACGGAAGCGTAGATCAAACATTACAACTTAGATTAAACAACGATAGTGGTAGCAATAATACTTTTTTAATAGTTGATGCTTATTCAGGAACAGCAACAGATGGATCAGCAGCAGCCAGTCTTATTACTGTGGCTTATATTGGCACTTCAAGCACCGCCTTACAAATGACGAACGGATTTTTTACTGTTACTAGACCATCTGACACTACCGAAGTTTTTGTTAATGCTCAATTTATTGGCAGAGCATCAGGTAATCAAAGATGGTCAGTTACAAACGGTGTTTATAACAATAGCGCAGCAATTACATCAATTCTTTTTAGAGCAGGTGGCGGAACACTTACAGCAGGAACAGCCTACATTTACGGAGTGAACTAATGACTAAACCAATAGTAAGAATATACACAGGCAAAGATGAATTTATTGACCGCGAGATGAATGATGCTGAGTTTAAGCAACATAAAATTGATGAGGCAAATGAAATAGCAAGAAAAGCCCAAGCCGATGCAAAGGCTCAGGCTAAGGCAACTGCCGAAGTTAAGTTAGCCGCACTTGGTTTAACTACTGATGATTTAAGGGCTTTAGGTTTATAGCACAATCTTGAGGGATTGTGCCGTTAGCCTAGAAGTAGCCTTGCCTCATCCTCTGTAATTCCTAGCCGATCAAGTAGGGCTGCCTTTTGGGTGGCCTTGGTTGTTGCCTCAGTTATTTCATCTGCCTTTATCTGCTCTATTGCAGCATCTATTTCTTTTTGTGTAGGTGCATCACCTTCAAGCGCATACCATTGAATAGTTGAGTAATTATCCTCTGTGTATGAAAACTGCGCACCAGGTCTTAGATATTGAATTGCTCTTGATAAATAATTCATTATGCACCTATTTCTAATAATGTAATTGTGCTCATAGAACTTGATATTTGAGCAGTAGTTGTTCCATTTGCGTCTTCATTTGCCATTTCAGTTGTATAAGTAGTTGATGAAGTTGTCGCTGGACTGTCTAAGTATGTTAAAGGTACAACACCCGATATTACCCTTTGACCTGTGCTACCTGAACCATACCAAAACATAGAATAAAAAGGTGATCCACTAGACATAGGGGTATCAATTACTGTTGAGCCTCTTTTTAATCTTAATCCGCAACCCGTAGAATCTGCGGCTGCCCTTGTATTGTAAAGTGTTTGTTGAACCAAAATTAAAACTTTTGAAGTTGCTAAAGTAGGTGTTATTGATAAACTTAATCCTGTTGCAGCAAATGTTGAGCCTGTTACAGATGTTGCAGTTGTATAAGTTGTTGAAACTACCTGTAATACTTTACCGCCCCCACTTGCAGCAGCCCATTTTAAGCCAGTAGCCTCAGAACTATCCGCTACGAGTGTGGTGCCATTTGCGCCTACTGCTAGCCTAGCATCGCTAGTGCTGAAGGTGTAAAGATCACCCTTGGTAGTTAATGGGGATACTGCTCCTGCCTGGATATAATCATAGAATATTGCCGCTGATGCGCTGGTAAAGTATAAGATACCTGCATCGTTCTGAGGCAGAATCAGACTTCCTGCGGTAGCAACTGTGGCAGTGCCAGCAGTAACCGTGCAAGCGCCTGCACCTAAGTTCTGAATAAATACTGTATCACCTGCTGCAAACAATCCTGTATTTACAGTAATTGTTGTTGCACCTGCTGCGTTCATTGCAACAGTAGTACCTGCATCGGCTGCAACTAAAACATAACTTGCAGTTTTAGCGGTAGCAGGGCCACCACCCATAGCCGTTTCTTGAAGGCTAGTCATTTGGGCTGCCGTTAAAACTTGCCCAGTGGTGAAGGTTTGTTTTGCCATTATTGCTCCTTAATCAGTAACTTAGAATACCAGAATCCAGTTTACCCTGTGAGGTGGTGCTATCTAGGATAAAGGCTTGGATTAGGGGTTCTGCGGTTAGTATTTTAGTGGTAAATATATTATTTGTTATATCGTGTTGAACGCCTTGCACAAATAGTTCTTTGGTGATTGTAGAACCCCCAGGAACTGTTTTTGTTACATTGACTAAATCAAAGATTTCTAGGTTTAGTCCTGCAACAATTTTAGAGGTAGCAGCCGCATCATCAAGGTTTATAGTCATTGAATCAATACGATCAGTAGTATCTTTTCGGGCTACTAGTAGGGTTTGCGCTTGATCTAAAGCCTCAGCATCGGTTTGAACCAAGATTCCATCACGCTTTCCAGAGTGAAGGAAGTAGGTATCTATCGAGGTTTGATCGAAAACATTTTGGCTAGTTCCATTTAGGCGAGTAACTGTTACATCATTGACTAGCAAGGTATCATCATTGGCAAACTCAATTTGATTGTAGGTAATGGCTGAACCATCATCTGCAAAAACAGTTGGGGTTTCATCAGCCTTTTTACTAACAGTATCTCTTGATAAAAAGGTAGCGTTACCTTCGGCATCAATAAAGAAGCCACCAAACTCTGAGGATTCTACTAATTGAATTGCGTTTAATAAATCTCTATTTTCTGTTCCTGGGTCTGCCTGAAGTGTGCTATTGCCAGCATTTACATCCCTTTGAGATGAAGGAAAGTTTACAACATCTAGCAAGGCATCTATTCTTGCGCCACTTAATTGCACACCTGATCCTGCAACTGTACTAATTAAAATTGAATTTAATAATCTAAAACCATCAACGCATTGCAGAGTGATTTTAGAGGTATCCTCAACACCTACTCCGTAAGTGCTGTTGTAGGCAGTGATGTATCCTGAGTAAAGATAGTAACGATCAACACCGCCACCATCATCATAATCTGCGTAGATACGAATTTTGCGAAGTGGTAATAATTTTCCATAGTAGGGCGAGGATGTGTTCTCGGCTGACCAATCACCATTAGCATCTGCTAAAACTACTGTTGCAGTTCCCGCTTCAAATTTATTAAGGATTCGGTTTCTACCTCTGCGAATACTTATTTGCAAGGCAATATTTGAAACATCTACAACATCACCAGGGGCATCGGCTAAGATACCTGTTCCAAGTGGGGTAGTTGGATCATCGAGCAGAAGCGGGTTACCGAAGGCAGGGCCGTTCGCAAAATCTACTGAAACACCTACAACTGGTAAACCTGGCATTACAAATTAACCACGCTTGAGGTTATCACTCTGCCTGAAGTTTGACCTGCTAAGATTCCATTTCTAACAAACTCAGTTAGATCAGAGGCTGAGGTTACGCTGCCGTTTACAGTTATGTTCACAGTTGTTCCCATTCCGCCCATTTTATTAAGTGGAATAACTGCTTCAGGGCCTGCTTCGCCGATTATTGCATTAGTTGCCCTAGTAACAATTCCACCTTCGGCCATTTTTCTAGCACCTGTAAATGGATCAATGTTTGGATTTTCTCTCATAAATACATCGCCTTGAGCCTGAAGTCTAGCGCTCATTCCTGCTAATCCTGCTGCTTCTCCTGATGATAATCCCATTGATTTAAATTCTTTTGTTAAATCTTTTTGAATAACATCGTATTTTCCAGGATTTAAAATTCTAGCCTGAGGGGTTGCCATAGATGCAAGCAATTTTAAGTATTCATTTAATGCTTTAAGTGCTGCTTCCCAACCTTCGGCTGCAAGTAATCCTTCAAAATCCCAACCATTGATTTTAGGAACCTTTAAAATATTTGCAACATATTTTAGAACTTCAGTAGTTGAAATTCCCCATTTAGCGGCTAGCGCCTCAACCTCATAAGTAGTTATCTTATTATCTGAGATTGCAATTAAAATATCAGCGTAGCGTTGCGCTGCAATTCTAGTTCTTTCAGTTGCTTCATAATTAGCGAGCAATTGATCATACATTCTTTTCTGAGCAAGATTCTGCTCTTTAAGAAGGTTTAAGCGAACTGCCTCAAGTTGAATAGGATCAGTTTCAGAGGTTGGAACTACACCCATTGCCTTTAGTTTATTTAAGGCTTCTTGGGTAGCAAGTTGCTTCTTTTGTTCAGTAGTTAGTTTTGTTGTATTAGTTACTATTTTGCCAACAGTTGTTGCAACAACACCTGCATCTTTAGCACCCTGCCTGCCATAAGTTCTACCCCAAAGTTTTTCATTTTTACGCAGAGCATCGCCTGTATTACTAATTTCATCAGTATTTTTCTTTAGATTTGTGTAGGCAAGTACTGCTGCGCCAGCGAATACTGCTACTGCTGATGCTGCTGCTAACGCTGAAACTCCGCCTGTTGCAAATGCAGTTGCTATTCCTGCTGCTCCTGCTGCTCTGGCTTGCGCCCCAAAAGCAACAGTTAAAAGGCCAATTGCGGTGGTTAAGGCAGTTACTCCTGCATAAACCTTAGTAGCGGCAAAAGTACTAACTAATAATGCGGCTAAAACTTTAATAGTGCCAAGGTTGCGTTGAATGTACCCAAATAGATCAGTTACATTTTCAATTAAAATAGGAACTTGAGTTAGGATAGTTTCTAAGCCAGCAGCGAGCCTATCTTTATTGGCATTAATCCAAGCCTCTAATTGAGGCAAAACCTTAGTTTGGATTACATTGGCGAACTGTTCAATTACAGGTAAAAGTGCATAACCAAGGGTTTCAAGGATTTCGCCATAGGCAAGTTGTAAACCTATTAATCTAAATTCTAAAGTTTTGGCACGAACATCAGCCTGATCTTTAAAAGTTTTATTTACAGCAACTAATGCTTTATCAAAATTCTTTGATTTAATTGTACTTGCATCAAGTTGAATACCAAGTTTAGTTAATGCGCCTAGGTTGCCATTTGATGCCTTAGCCAATGCTAAAGAAACAGTTTGTAAATCTCTACCTGTTCCAGCACTAATGTTTAGAGCAGTTCCAAGTAATGCCTGAGCAGAGGCAACATCACCAGTTGCGCGAGCAAGGGTAGCCAGCGCAGGCCTTAACTCATCATCGGCAACATTAACTTGCTTTTGTAATAAAGTTATGTATTCCTCAGTGCCTGCAATAGCAGCATCTGTTGCGCCAACAGTATTTCTTAAAGTTGAGGCAAGTAACGCCTGGCTCTTTTGATCATCCATAGCAGCGCGAACCGCATCAGTTCCAATTTTAGCGGCGAAAGCGGCAGAGGCGGCAGCAGCAATTCCAAATGCTTTTGCGCTTTTCTTAGCAAATGTATCAAATTGTTTAGTAAGATTATTTATATCTTTTTGAGCAGCCTTTGAACCTTTGGCAGAATACTGGGTGATAATCCGAGCAATAATTGCGCCAACGGCCATATCAACTCCTACTGTTTAAATTAGTTTGTAATGTTTTTTTAGCATCCTCTAAGGCTTCTGCAACTCGCTTTTGGATTGTATCTTTATCTTTATCAACAACTGCCCAAATAAGGCGTGAGGCTTTGCCAAATGAATTGCTTAAATATCTAATAAATTGATTTCGTGATGCGTTGCCACGCCTGCCTGCAACTTCAAATATTGCACCAGCCGCGCTCTTATTAACTAACGCACCTGCGCTAGTGGTGTAATCACCGCGAACTTTACCCTGCGCTCTGCTTTTGGTTATGCCTGATTGAATTTCACTAACATCCCAAGCAGGCCAACCAGCGCCACCGCGAGTTCTAGGATTAGTGGCTGATGTTTTACGCCAGCCACGCATCGGAGTTCCATAAGCAGGATTAGTAAATTGAACAACTAAGTTATCTGCTGATTTCTCAGCCCTAGTTAATTCATCATTAATTACTTTATTGAATTTTCTAGCCGCCGCCTTATCAAATTCTTTTAAGGCATCAACAGTTTCTTTAATACCTGATAAAACAATTATCTCATCGGCCATTTTTGTTTGCCTTTGCTTTTTCTTTTAGATAGGCGAGCATTGCTTCTAAGATGCCGTCGGGTGCATCTAGTAATTCATTTGGAGATATTGAGTACTCCACCGCCAACATTGCTAATGTAAAAGTTAGGCTATCGCGGTGGATTCTGAATTTGGGTCTGAAATCATTTCTACTGATTCAAGTGTATCTAAGAACTCAGGGCCAAAAGGTTTTACAACCCGCCCATTATCTTTTAGAGATTGCCAGGCTAGAAAATAGATATGCTCCATTTTCTGATCCTCTGCAAACAATTTTGCCAATCCCTTGCCGAACTTTTGCTCGAAAGCAACGATGGTGCGTGGGCGTAGTGAAAACACGCTATCTACACCATCGTTAGTTTTGATCTTTAGTGATAGTCCATCCATTTTATTTCCCCCTAGTTAGTTATGATGTTGCTTTTGTTATTGCACCTGATATTGGCCAGGTAACACTTGCTGTTGCTAGTTCACCGACGGCACCAGATAGTGGCTGCCATTCTGAAACTAGCGCGTTGAATGAATATGAAGGATTTGTTGCAGTTGTAGAACCTGCTACTGGCTTAATTATCATTGCAGCAGAGGTTCCAATTGTAGGATAAACAATTGATTCAAGAAGTCCAGAGCCGAAGTCCTGGAAAAATTCAATTGTTACCTGATTATCTGCTAATCCTGCAACTCTAGTTCTTGCGGTGTTCCCAAAAGATGTGGTATCTACTACATCTAATGATGAACTTAAAGTTACTGAACTTACATAACTTGAAACATCTGTACTTGCAAAAGTAACAGAGGCGTTAGTTAATACGATTCTTGCCATTATGCAACCGCCTTAGTGATTGCTCCTGAGATCGGCCAAGTAACGGATGCGGTGGCTAATTCGCCAACTGCACCTGATAGTGGTTGCCACTCTGCTACTAGTGCGGAGAATGTGTAGGAAGGGTTGGTTGCAGATACTGTTGTATCCACTGGAATAACAACCACAGTAGTTGCAGTTCCTATTAGTGGATAAATTGTTGCTTCTACATTTGAGGTTGCATAATCTTGATGAAATTCAAGAGTTACAGAATTATCTGCCAAACCAGCAACTCTAGTTCTTGCTGCTGTTGATGAGAAACCTGTTGTATCTACAACATCAGGGCTAGTGCTTAGTGTAACGCTAGCGATATGATCTGATAAATTTACTGAATTTATCGTAATTTTAGCATTTGTTAAAACGATTCTTGCCATTATTTATAGGCTCCTTCTTGGATTGCTGGTTTGGTTGTTCCCCCACTTGCCTTAATGTGATCGCCAGCAATTAGTGCATCTATGTTGGCTCCTGCATTAAGCAATTCTTTTTCGGTGATTAATTCACCCTTTTTTTTATTACAAACCTCAACTTCTGAGGTAATTATATAAGACATTTTTTCTCCTTATCCATAAAGTGTTACGCGGTATCTATAAGATAAAAATAAAGAGCCAGCAGAATCATAAGTACCGCCTTCAGCGCTAATAACTCTAAGGGTGTTTACTGCACCACCTAAAGTTCTATCACCTTCAATTGCAGTTTTTATTGAGCCAGCACCTGTTCCTGCTAGAAAAGCATCTAACTTATCTTGGGCTACTCGTTCCGATAGGCGTTGAACAATCACCAGAATATCGCAATTTGCTTGGTCTAAACCTCGCGCATTGTTTAAATCGAAGGTGAAATCTAGTTGCCCAACTATTGCTGCTGGTGGTGTTACTGTGTCTGGAATTAAATCATAAACTCTAAGTCCACTAATTGTTTGAAGGCGAGTTTTTAAACCATCTCTAACATTACTTGGAATCACTTAGCCAAACCGCCATTCTTGCGGAATGGGCGTAGCAGCACCTCAACATCAGCATCGAGGCGAGAATATAATCTAACAGTTCCCATTTCAGGGCTACCTGCAATTCCGAAGGGAGATTGCCTGCGCCCGAATAAGCGTGATGATTGAATTAGAGTTGCCATATTTACTTCAGGTGGAACTGCGGTAAATCCCCAAACGCCTTTTACTCTTACTGCTTGAGGTAATTGATATGGAAAAATATAACTACCTATTGCTAATAATCTATTATATGGAAAACCTTTAATTGGATTATTGATTGGCTCGACCATAAAATCAGAGGTAGTAAAAACAGTGCCATAAGTAAAATCAAAGTTATCATCGGTAGCAATTTCAGTAACAGTAGTTATATCATCAACATTAATTGTATAAGCATCAAGGGCGGTGTAATAGCGAGTAACTGGTGAATTTACAGTTCCATTAGCGTAAAAGAAGCGCTCAGTGTAATCATCAATCATTCTACTTGCAGCAGTAATCGCTGCTTCTAAAGCGGTATCATCAACTGAATCTGTAATATTTAAAGATGCTTTTAATTCAGCAAGTGTGCAGTAACCATTAGTGATCGCCACGCTTTATCCTTCTTTCCGCTTTAGGTAAAATTGCTCTTTCAAGTTGCGGCTGGGCAGTAGCCGTTTCTCTAGGTTTAGTTCTTTTTTTAAAAATCTTTTTTAATCTTTCCATGATTTATGGTGCCTATCATCTAGCCAATATGATTTTTGATGGGGCAAAATTGCGCCTGTGTGTACATATATTGGAAATCCAAGGGAGCGAATGCGACGGCTAAAAAGTAAATCCTCACCTATCCATTCACCATTTACTGGGCCATCCCAAAACCAACACCAATTTTTACCCATACTAGGATCGGCTGTTTCACGCATCTTTTCTAAAACACTGCGATGAATTAAAAGGCAACCTGTACCTGCGGCATCTATTTCAAAAACTTTGTTTTCATCATATTTATAGAGAGGTAGGAATCCCTCTGGCGCATCTTGGAATATCGCTGGAACTGGTTTTGGATATTCATTCTTACCGTCATTAAAAGCCGCGAATACCAATCCTGCTACAACTGGGCGTTCTAAATCGTGGGCTGTATCAATTAACTTATCAAAAGTTGCCACGCCTAATTGCTGATCGCTATCTATCATTAGAAGCCAATCAGATTTTGTATTATCTAAAAATTGTTTAACAATTTGATTACGAATCTTAGAAAGTAATCCTGAACCTTTAACTCTTACAAACGGCCCTAATCGTGATGATCTTGATTGGGCTAACTGAATTAATGTATATGCGAATGAACCATTTACTTG